GCCAGTAGTATCTATAAATATGGGTAATGTTGCTTCGGGGATATCACCTAAAATAGCTAATGTGCCTCCAGTAATAGGTAGTTTAACAGTAATATTACTATTTAATGCGTTATTTGCTACTAATGAAACATAATTAGTTGCTTTATAAAAATTTAAATTTATTGGCGTATCGTCATTTTTCTTTAAATTTATATTTGTTTGTGCTTGTAATTCAATATCATTAACTAAATTTTTTATTCTAAATATAGTAGTATTATCAAAAATACTCATCTCAACTATATTAGTATTTACAGTCCCTCCTCCATCACCCGTAGTTCTTATAGAAGTAGAAAATTTTAATTTAGCAGTCCCATTATTATTACCATTATCAACACTACTTTTAAATATTTCTATTAATCCGTTATTATTATCTTTAAAAACATCAATCATTTGAGTTATTAATGATTGACTTTGTAAAGCACCAGTATAAGTAGCATCAGTTCCAGTTATTAAACCAGTAGCAGAAAAAGTCCCACTTACAGTTGTATTAACTAACAGTCTTATATTAGTTTGATTAATAGATAATCTTAAAGGCATATTTGGAGCACTAATATTTAGAGCATTACCAGTATAAAAATTTATTGTATCCCATTCGTAGAAACTTATTCTGTTATCTACACCAGCAATATCTCGCCTTAAAAATATACTATGATTATCATCGGCATTATATGATATTATTGCTCTATCATTACCAGTATTCAAATTTAAAAAACCGTTGATATTAACATTTTTATCATTTTGTCCTATATTAGTATGTTGATTACTATTAAAATTTAAACTACAATTTTGAAAAGTTTTATTTAATACTGTCTGTGTAGAATTTAAATCTACAAAAGTTAAGGTTGTAAATTCTAATCCAGTCCCACCATTATTCATTCTTAAAAATTGATTAGCAGTGCCTAATGCTGATAAACCTTTTAATGAAATAATATCATCTAACCCATCATTAGTTAATTCTAATGGTAATACCGCTTTTAAAGTATTTGTATTAATAGAATTTGTAATATTTCTATTATTTATATTTTCAGATGTATTAGTTAAGTTGCGAGGCATTATATTATATAGTTATATATTTAATTATTTTTTTTAACTTTTCTATATTTTATACTTTTACAAAATTTATTATAAACTTTTTCACTATAATTATTTTTTCGCTCTACACTTGACTTTAATCTTTTTGCTTTTTCTTCTTTTTCTTTTTCTGGGTCTGGAAGTCCAATTAAATTAATTGTTTTATACATATATAATATTAATAATATTTTATTTTATAATAATATATGGTTGTAAAAAAAAAACCTAAAAAAGTAAAAAGTGTGGAACGACAAAAAATTAAAAATAATGCCGTATTAAATGATAGTAATATGAACAATAACCAACAACAAGTTCAAATAATATTTCCAAGTGATATGGAATTGAGAAAAGTTAAAAAAAGAAAAAGAAAACCAAGTGGAGAAAGTAAAAAAAAAAAAGAAGAAAAAGATAATTTATTAAATGAACTTAAAGAAAAATTAAAAGAATATGATACTGTCCAACAAGAAGCGGCTGATAAAAAAATACCTATACCGAGTGAGTTAGGTGTTTCAACTATTACAAAAGCAGATTTAAAAACAAATGAAGATATACAAACTTTTATAACCGATGTTGTAAATAAAACCCAAAAAATGCGTGAATTAATAGCAGAAACAGAACAAAAATTATCTCAACCAAGTAGAAGTTTCCCTATTAGAATGGGTGGTGGCATAACACAATTACCAACACAACCAGCCTTTTCATTATTTCCTCCACCAGCACCTACACCACAACAGCCTAAAATAATTCCACCAACACCAATTCCTACACAAACAAAACCAATACCTACACAGACAACAACAACACAAACAGACCCAACATTAGAGGCATTACAACAAATAGCAAAAGAAACTGAATCAGAATTAGAAAAATCTGGAGTAGATGTTCCAGAACCACCACAAACAGCAAGAAATCCTTTGTTTGACCCACCTTTATCAACCGATATAACAAGAAGTCAAAGTGCTCCAAGTGTTATACCTTCACAAACCTTGCCTGGCACATTATTACCAAATCCAGCAACACCAGTAGTAAGACCTCCTACATTAAAACCAGTAGTGCCTCCATTACCATTACCAGTTCCACAAGTGCCACAAGATGAACCAGCACCACAAGAGGCCCCAGCACAACCAATACAACCAAGCGATTTAGAATTATTTTCTGAACCAGAATATCCAACAACAAAAGCCCCAAAAGGTCTTGATGACTTATATAGAAAATTAAGATTTTATATAAAAGATGTATTAGCCGCAACATTAAAAGGACAATCAGCAGAAGGAGTATATCATATACCATTAGACCAACAATTAGGCTTTGATAGTGCTAGAAGTAATTTATTAGTAGAATATAATAGCTGGTTTAGTAATTTAAATCCAAGACAAAGAAAATATATGACTACTAATGAAGTTATGAATAATATAAATGAGTTAATGAATAATTATTTAAAAATAGAACCAAAAGATTTAGCAGAAAAAGAATTAAAATTAAAAGGTAATAAAATTGTAGAAATAACACAAGGAAACGAAAAACCAGCATTAGAAAAAGCAATAGGAGAACGAGGATTTAGCGACCCAAATAAACAAAAACAGAAGAAACGATATGAAAGAAATTTAGACCAAGCAGATGATGAAAGAAAACAAATAAAAAAGAAAATTACTAAAATTGTTAGTGATTCTGATTTGACGGATGAGGGAAAAAAAGCACAGTTAGAAGAAATTATTAAAAATTTAAGTCAATATGCTACTGATATAACTGTTGCTTATGATAAATTAGATGATGATGTGAAACTGGGAGTAGAAAGCAAATATAATCAATTAAAAGTTAAATTCACAGAAGTATTAAGATTGGCAAATAAAGAAAATGATTCTATTTTAGTTCCAGAAATAGATGTATCTACTGATACTGATGAAGAACCCCCACCATCAGTTAACAAATTTAACGAAAGCTATAAAACAACACGAACAGTATATAGAGATTTATTAAGAGAAAATTTTATGAATGATAATAGAGCACAATTACAAGAAAAATTAAGAAAAGTAAATTCATATAGTTTAGATGAAAATTATAACGAATTATCACCAGCAGATAAAAAAATAGTTAAAAAAGGTTATGATGTATCAAAAGAGGCCGAAAAAAGAATAATCTTTTTAATAGACAACGCACTAAAAAAAGTAAGACCAAATGATTTAATAATAATTAAAAATTATATTGATAATGATAAAAATTGGACTGTTGCTGGAAGTGAAAGTATAGGTGCCGCAGTATCAAGAGTTTTTGGAATACAAGAAGAAACTAAAATTAATAATATGACTGGAAAAGTAAAACGAAAAAATGAAGTTAAAAGATTATTACAAGAATACGAACAACAGGCAGGCCCTCCAAGAGTAGAAGTAGTTCAACAAGAAGATTTACCACCAATTAATTTTAGTATATATGATGTAGATTAAATTTAATTAAGTTATTAATTTAAAATTAAAATATTATTATATTATATATGAGTAATCTTGAAATGATGAATGAGTATTTAAAAAAACAAGAAAAAATTAGTGCTCAAACAAAAAAAACTTATTTACAAACTGCCTCTACTTTACCATTTAATATAACTACAACACAAGCAACAATTATAAAAAAATTAAAGATGTTATATGATAATCCAAATACTTTAAGTCTATATTTAAATATGATTATTTTACTACGCCGAGATAAAGATTTAGAACACGATAAGCTAATAAAATTAAGAAATGAATTGCGTGAAAAAATAATAGAAGTTCGTAAATCTAATATGACTGATACAAAAAATACTTTACCAACTTATACTGAATTAATGGATAAACTAAATGAAATGACTGGAATTAGATACATATTAAATTATATATTAATTACTTTTGGCCTTCGTAATAAAGATATAAATTTGCTATATGTTGAAAAATTACCAACTGAAAAAGATGATGATACAAATTATATTATTAAAAGTAAAAGTGGTTATAAATTAAATATAAATGATTATAAAACTGAATCCAGTTTTGGAACAAAAACAATAGATATTACAGATAGTAAATTCAAAACCGAAATGAAAAAATTAAACTTTAAAGATAATTCATATATAGTGCCTAAAAAAAATGGTGATAAGCTCAAGCTGAATAGTTTTAATGATAAAGTAATATCTTTAACTATTGACGGCCTTGGTGAAACTAAAATATTTAAAATATTAGTAAAACATCTACTTGATAAAAAGGATTTTAATAAATTAGAAGAATTAGTTAATACACGCGGCACAAGTCTTGCTACAATTTTAAAAAGTTATAATGTATATAATAACGATAGCAAGCAAGATGAAAAAAAAACTGATGAAATAAAAGAGGAAATAAAAGATTAATATATAGAGAAATAATAATATATATATATATGACCTACGCAGAATGTATATGTCCTACGGAGGATAATAAAAATTGTAGTTGTTTAAAAAAATATAAAAATAAAGATTATATTATTAGTAAATTAATTGAAAAATATAATTATGATTACAAACCTATAATACATATGTTTCATATTTGTAATTATAATGAATTGAAAAGTTATTTCTTACACTTTAAACAATTTGATATTGATACTATTAAATTATAATTTAACTAAAAAATAATAAAATACCCATAAAAATATAATAAATTGATAATTATAAGTAAATTTAAGACTATTTCCTATTAGAGAACCTTATAATTTAAATTATCTATTAGTAAAACCCCTTATAAGGGGTCTAATAACGCTTAATTAATTTAAATTAATTTTAAATTACTACATAATTAAGTTAAAATTCAATTTTATAATGGCCAGTTATAAATTTACTTTTCATTTTACAAATATTACACTTATTAGTTTTCAGCCTATTTCTATGAGGAATAAAACATTCAGCACATATTCTTTTTTTTTTAGTAGGAAGAAATCTATTTATACAACTCTCACCTATAATTAAAATAATATCACCATTACTAATATAACAATTGTTTTTTATTTTATGACCACATATACATTTATCAGTATGAGTTAATAGTGGAGCGTTATTAGTAAATAGTTTATAATATTTATTATGAATACCAATTTCACCTCCAATATAATAAAATTTATTTAAGTCATCTATATTTAAATTATATTTTTTTAAACCATTCTCAAAACGCTTACTAATATCCATAATATTTACTTATATTTTTTATCTAATGTCTAAACCTACTATAAAAATATCCACCAAGTCCTACTATTGCGCCAAGCCCTGCTCCTATCGCTGTGCCTACGCCTGGTGCTATAACAGAACCTAATGTAGCACCTTCTTCTGCTCCAACTGCTAATGCTCCTAATCCCGCAACAACGCCTCCTACATACGCAGCCGATGCTCCACCTGCTAAACCACCAGCAACATCCGCAGTTGCCAATGCTGTTTGGTCTCCTGCTCCAACAGATTTTAAACCACTAAAAACTTTTTCTGCTGTAAATGCGCCTGTTTCATAACCAGCTACACCAGCGGCAACCTCTGGAAGCATAGCACCACCCGTTAAAAATGCGCTTAATCCACCAGCAATAGCACCTCGTTCTCCTAATTCTGCTACTTGTCCTTGTTTGCCTGTTATTGGTTCTATATATTGTTTAATAATACCACCCGCCGCAGCATCGGTCGCAAGACCTAATAATAAATTTGTAGGATGAAGACCCCTACCTATTTCACTTGGAATTGTTTTTGCGGCTGATATATGTGCTGGTGCTTCTACAAAAGTATTTAAATCATTTTCTAATGTTAATTGTTGTGTTGCTTTTTCGTGTAATTGATATTGTCTTGATAAGTCATCACTATTAGTAAATTCATTTATATCATTATCAGTATTAAATGTTTCAGTATTTTCATCAAAATTAGTTGATTCTTCTGGTGTTAATACACCACCAGATTTTTGCCATAATACTTTTTTATGGTCTGTTGGTGAAATATTATTTTCATTTACATATTCAGTAAAACTTTTCTTTTTAATATTTGGTTTATTATTTATATCGGTATTTGTTAGATTTTCTATTTGATTTTCTAATATATCGGTCTGATTTCTTAATCTATTAATTTTTGAATTATTTTCTGTAAAATCAGTAGCACCTCTTAAAGTTTTTAGTTCTATTTGTGTATTAGGAGCCATAGTTTTTCTTCTAACAGAAGATTTAAAACTTCTCTTAAATACTTTTGGTTTTGTAGTAGTATCTAAATTACCATTTTCATCTACACTAATAGTTGGTTTTTTTGTTGATAATATTTTACTATCATTTTCTAATTGTGTTTGTTTTTTTGAGGGTGGTGGTGGTGCTAAACCAAAACCTTTTGAAGTTGTTTCTACTATTTTAATTGGTGTTCTTTTAATTTTTATTTTTTCACTACCATCTTGGTTAAAATCATCTAAAAATCTTTCTGCTTCATCAAAATTTAATTCTTTTGGTGGTAATTTTGGTTTTGGTTCATTTACTTTAATCATATCGTGCAATGTTTTTAATTCACCGTGTTCTAAACTATGTTCTACAATTGCCCTACTTTTAGTTTCTATTACACTTTTTTTATCACCAGTTCTACCAATATTAGTTGTAAAATTTTCAAGCTTATGCGTCTTATATGGATTGACTGTTCCGTGTAATGCTTCTACAACATTAAGGCTTGTATTATTTCTACCTTCTATTCTTGGTGCCGCAAAACTAGCAATATCATCTTGCGTTCTAAATATTTCGTGTTCTTCACTATTAAAATTTTCACCATCAGTTAAATTATTCCCAGCAATAAATGGATTAAAACTTCTACTTGGAATTTTAAATGCTTTTCCCATAGTATAACTTTTTGTTCCGCCTAAACTATATCCTACTACTCGTTATACATTATCAAAACCATATTTATCTATTGTAGCCTTCATTTGTTCTCTTGCTTCTGTAAAATGATTATGTGAGGCCTCACTACCAACAGCAATACGAGCATCTGCTTCTAAATCGTTAAGATTTGATTTATCAGTGCCTCTATATGCTACTTTTACTTTACCAGTTTTTTTATCTACAACTACTATACCTTTTTCATTTGATAATTGATTATCTATTTCATATTTATCTGCTAATCCACTTTGTTCTAAATATTGTTGGCCTGCGTTTTTATCTTTATAGTAATTAGTTGATACTTTGGCTAATTTAGCGTCTTCTATTACATCCTCAGGCAAACTATCCATAGTCTTATCAGTTGGCTTTTTAATACTATATGTTTTTAATAAATTTTCTAATGATTTTTGGACTTTTTGTTTTGTTTCTTTTTCATCTTCTTTTACTTTTTTAGTTTGTGGTTTTGCTTTTTCTTTTTTTAATAAAGTAAGTAAGTAGCGAATATAGCGCACCTCTTCTCCATATTTTTTAGATTCTTGTGGTGTAAAAGTATCTACTAACGCATTTAATTTTTTGATTTCAGCATCCTCAAAAGTGCTCATATATATATATAATATTAAAAAATAATATATTATAATGTATTATGGTATTAACTTATAAGCAATTATTTAATAAAAAGTATGGTTTTAAATTAAATGAGCCACATAGTTTAAAAGAAATAAGTGATATTACTGGATATAAATTAAGTGGTTTAAAAATTATATTTGAAAAAGGTGAAGGCGCCTATTATAATAATCCTTCTTCTGTTAGAAAAACAGTTAAATCACCCCAACAATGGGCTATGGCTCGCATATATTCTGCTGTAAATCCTAAAAGTAAAGCATATAAAATAGATAAATCACATTTACAAAAAAAATAATATAAAAAAAAAGTATTTAAAGTAAATTATCTTATATTAATATAATGGAAGTATTTTTAGAAATAAATATGGAAAAAGAATTAAGGAAAGATTATAAAAAATTTAAAAGTATTATGTTAGATTTAGATGAAGAACATTCTGATTATTTATCTAATGATATTAATTGTTGGAATCTATTTATATTTGCTATCGTATATGAAAATTCTAATTTAATTGCTTGTATTAGAAAATTAAGAAAGGCTGGAATAAATCATAAAGTAATTAATGATTACTTTTATCATTATATAAAATTAAAATATAAAATGGAAGAAGGCATTTGGTCTTGGAGTGAAATAGAAGAGTTCGGTATAGAGTTAGAAGATATAAAAAAAACTTCTACTAAAATGGCATTCTTTTAATATTATATATATTATATGAAAACTTTAAATTTTTCAAAATCTAAAAGTAAAAATAAAAAATATTCTGTAATTGCTCCAAGTGGTAAATTAATAAATTTCGGCGATAAAAGATATGAGCATTATAAGGATACTACCCCATTAAAAATATATAAAAATTTAGACCATAATGATAAACAACGACAGAAAAATTATTGTAATAGGTCTGCTGGTATTAAAGATAAAAATAATAAATTAACTAAAAATAATTTAGAATCTCCAAACTTTTATGCTCGTAAATATTTATGGAGTTGTGATAAATTATAGATTTATTTAATTTACAAATCTCCTCTATTTAAAAGTAAGATATTATATATATGTATATATGAGTTGTATATATAAAATTGTTTGTAAAGATACAACTATACCAGATTTCTATATAGGTAGCACTAATAATTTAAAAATTAGAAAAGCAAAACATAAATATTGTATTACAAATATTAATAGTAAATCTCATTATAAAGTTTATTCTTTTATAAATGAAAACGGTGGTTGGGATAACTTTAAATTTGAAATCATACTACAATTAAAAAATATAATGATTACAGAAGATTTAAGAATATTAGAAGGAACATTTATAAAATTATTGAAACCTACTTTAAATACACAGATTGCTGGACGGACTGGAAAACAATATTATAAGGATAATAGAGATACTATAATTAACTATAAGAGAACTAAAATACTTTGTAATTGTTGTGGAATGTTAATAAGGCGTGATAATATTGCGAGACATAAAAAAAGTTTTAGGTGTAAATCTTTTCAAGATACTAATCAGAATCCGATTCACTATCATCAAATTTTATTAAATTAAAATTACTATAATATCTTTTTTTTTTAGGTTGTTTATTTAGAATAAGTAAATTAGAATACTTTTTTTTAAAAGCCATTTTAAATAAATCTTCTTGTTCTTCATTTGATAAGTCAGCCATTAGTTCATCTTTAATACAAGATTTTTCTTTTTGATTATTTATAACACTTCTTAATAAATACACCGAACTCGCATTAATTCTAAATATTAATGGTAAAGCATTAAATTTTTGGCTCATAATCCATATACTTAAACCACCAGAGCCAGGCTTATCTTTATTATTTAAAATATGCCTACGATTTAATATACATTTTGTTAAATATTCTGCTTCTTTATTATTTTTTAAACTTTTAATTACATCATCTAATATAATAAGCACATTATTTGCCTCTTCGTCTTCTTGTTCAGTTTTAATAATATTTTTCATAATTTCATCACTATATTTAGTAAATACACGCTCTTCATTTAAATTAAGTTTATCCATAGGCAAAGATTGTAATGAGGCACTAATTAAATATATTCTATCAAAAAATTTATAATAAGCTCTACTTTTTTCTGGATGTTTTTTAGTGGGATGTGAGCATAATAATTGTAATACTAATGAAGTTTTGCCTGAACCACTTGCTCCAACAAAAAACGAGAACATATTTATAGGCTCTAATGGATGAGTGGGTATATAAGGTAAATTACTAATATCATCAACATTTTGCCTAATCAAATCAAAATTATTTAACTTTACATTTTCTATAATTTTCATAAATATATATATAGTTATAATATTAAAATTTGAAAATTATTTTCTTACACTAATTATAAAGTAATGTCTTTAACTGATAGCCTCCCACTTTCTATGCGATATAGTATAACTGGTGCCGATAGTATTAATTCTAAAACTAAATTACATCGTTTTGATTCTACAAGTGCCTCTTATAACAGCGCAAGTAATAATAAAATTTTAATTCCAGTTGCCGCTGATTCTTTCATAGATACAGCAAATTCTTATTTATACTGCCAAATTAAAAATAATGCTACTTCTAATAATGCTTCAACTTCTTCATTCTGTTTTGATGCTAATTGTATAATAGAAAAACTTGAAATTGCTGTTTCTGGAAGCAGTGGAAAAGTTGAAACCATAGACCGTTATAATCTATTTGCTGTAAGTGATGATTTATGGAAATCTGATATTGCTAATTTAACTTATTTACAAGCAACTGCTGCTGCTGACTCGCCAGCATTAGAATCAAAGGCACTTGGAACGGCATTAGCCAAAGCTGGTGGCACTACAACTGTTGCTCTTAAATTAAAAGGAGCGTTTCTTGATGCTTACTATGGAAAAGCATTACCACAAGGCATGCCCCAATTCACAATAGAAATCACCCTTGCCAGTCATACTGATTGTTTTGTTAGTTCAGAAAACCAGACTGAATTAAATTATGATGTTAGTAATGTAAGATTCTATGCTCCTTGTTATAATATTCTTGATGAAGGCATAATGTCCTCATACGCACAACAGTTAAGCTCATCCCCAACTATGTTTATGGGTGAATCAGTAGGAACTATAATTAATTCTATTGCTGCGGCAGGTGGAAAACAAGTTGCGCAAGTTAATGCCTCTTATAGGTCATTAAATGCTCTTATTAGTATTATGAGAAAAACTGCTAATGTTGGAGTTTCAAATAATAATGGTATATCTAATAGTAATTTAGATAAAATTACAGAATTCGTATATCGTATTAAAGGTGAATTATTCCCAAGTGATAGTATTGAATATTCTGATACTAATGCCTCCCGTGCCTATATTGAGAATTTAAAAGCTTGGGCGCCTCACGGTCAATCTCATACAAAAACTACTGCTGTATCATTAACACAATTTCAAAATGATGCTGGTGAAAAAACGGATACTGACGGGCACGGTATGATGTCTTTATCACTAAAACGATTTAATGATGAACGCCTTGTTAATGTTGGTATGGATACTTCTGGCTCTTCTGCTCCTTCTACATTAGAAATAACATTTTCTCAAAGCCCAGGCACCCAAGATTTAACTACATTCGCTAAACACGATAAAATGTTTATATTACAGCCTAATGGAGTTGTTGTTGCCGCTATGTAAATAATTTAAAAAAAAAATATATTATATATATAATGGAAAGTATAAATGAAATAGAAAATTTAGATGTTGAATATCACCCAACAGACCCAGATATAGATTATAGAGCAGAATTTTTAAACAAATATAAAGACTATAATTTTGAACAAAATAAAGTAGATGATTCATATATATATGAAATTGACCGTAAAAATTTAATTAAATACTGTAAAAATATAATAGACACCAGTTATTCTATGTATCCAGAACCTATGAGCACTATTTTAATGAAGAAGCTCTATTATGATACAATAAGAGGAATGGATAAGGATGAATATTTAAAAGAAAAAGAAGATTTAGCAAATATGGATTTTTTTGACCGTGAATTAAAATTATTAAATGATAATGAAGATTTAACCAAATATTTAAATGATAAAAAAGAAAATTAATTTATTACTTTAATATATATGAGTAATCTAAAAATTTTAAGATTAAATAGTTTAGATAGTCAAACAGTTAGTTTATCAACAGATAAAAGTTCTTTTACATTTAATTTAGACCAAAACCTTATTAATATGGGGCGCTGTTTAGTTGAGGTGCTTAGTGGAGTAGTTCAAATAACCGCTGACGATGATAAAAATAGTAAAGTCGTTGATGCTGATATTGCTGTAATAGTATTAAGAAGTAATATTTCACAAGAAGGCATTTCTACTGAAACTGGTGGAAATGGGACTATATTAGGTCAAGTAGTAGAAGTAGAGAATAAAACAAGTGCCTCATTAGCACAAACAGCCCCATTAACTTTTATATGTAATCAACTTCCTTCACAAATACTTTTAGAACGAATGAATTATACTGCTGCCGACCCTTCAATTTTAGAACCAGCAAATACATATACAACACGCCCACTATTATTCAGCGTAGATTTAAAATTAACATTTATAGATGACTAATATATAGATTTAAAATACTTAAAAATAATCTAATAAATATATATAGTATATAATGCCTGCTTTAAGAAAATATGAATATGAAACCAAAGAAGAATTAGCAGAAATCAGAAAAGAGCGTGATAGAGTATCACATTTCAAACGATTTTGGAAAAATAAGTATAATATTAATGTTAATGAAGAAGATATAGAATTTTTTAAAAAAAATAAAAGTATTATAAAGGCCGCTATTCCCATAATGAATGAATTAAAAAATATACAATTTGTAGAATAATTAAATTAAATTTATTTTTTTTTAATTACGAGGATACATAGATTCTCGTAATTCTATTTCTACTCCGTCTAAATAGTCAAGAAGATTACGCTCTGACTGTGTATCATATATATATATATTTTTTTCTAAAAACTGTATATAATCTTTTTGTAATGGGACTAATTTACTTATAGGGTCTTCAATTTCTTCTTTTTTTTGTTCTATATAATATAACATATCCTCATAAGTTTTTTTTAATTTAAGTTTTTTTTCTGTTATTTTATCTTCTAAATTTTCTAATCCAGTTTTTAATATGTATTTTGTGTCGGATAATTGATATCTTAATTGTATTATTCTTTTTAAATAGTAATTTACTGTTAATACTAACGCTTTTTCTGGACTAACATATTCAGCTACTACTTCATTTGTATTACCCATTTTGGTTTATTTTAAATTTCAGAAAATTCAATTTTAAAAATAAATTTTTTTTTTTTTAAAAAATTTAAAGTAATATAGTAAAATAAATTTTAAAATAATTTTTCTAATTCGGTTTCAATTTCAATATGAGTCCCAAGGTTAATATCTATTCTAATAGTTATCTCTAATGTCTGTTTTACCGTCATAATATTATAACAATCTAAATATTCTTCATAACATTCTAATAAATATTTTTTACTAACATTAGTTAATTTATCTGTAAAATCTTTTATAATATCAGTTTTAAGTATTTTTAAAGTTAAATTATTATCATATTCCCTAACTATCTGATAATCATCCCCTCTAAAATTATAAAATAAACACCCTAATAAATAACCAAGGAACGATTCACCGTCAAAATTTACATTAACAGTATACCAAAAATATAAATTTTTTGAAGTAGGTATTTTAGTTTTTGTTAAGTTTAAAGTATCTGTTAATTGTTTTATAAGTTTTTTATTTATTTTTTCTCTGTTTGTAATTAATAAATTTTCAAAATTTCTTTTACTTTTATTATTCAAATATGTTTCCGTTTTCTCTCTAAAATTATTAAGTAAGTCCTCTATATATTTACTATATACAATATTATTTAAAAATTGTAAAGTAGATATTTTTTTACTGAAATATGGGTTAATTTTATCTACTACTATATCACAACTAATAGGAATTTTATT